AACTTTCTCTACTGGTATTAACATCAAACGATTACACAATATTATTTTTGCTTCCCCAAGTAAGTCTCGCATTCGTAACCTCCAATCTATCGGACGTGTTCTCAGGAAAGGCGAAGGTAAAGATATAGCAACCTTATACGATATCGCTGATGACATTGGCGGTCAGAACTATACCCTTAGACATTTGAATGAAAGAGTTAACATTTACAATGAAGAGAACTTTAAGTATGAGGTTATAAAAGTAAACCTTAGAGCAAGTTAAATATGGAAGAAGAATTTTATGCAACTATTAAATTAGTATCCGGTGAAGAGTTAGTATCAAAAGTATGTTATCTTACAGAAGAAGATAAGATCATGCTAGAGAGACCTCTTATTGTAGAGAATGCTAAACAAAGAAAAGGTCAGTTAGAAGTAACAGGCTTTGCTTTAAAAGAATGGATCTCTGCTACGTTTGATAATATGTTTGTTATCAACAGATCTCATGTATTAACTATGGTTGAGATTGAAGGAGAAATTGTTGACTTTTATGAAAAAACTCTCCTTCGTATGGAGACTGGAAAGTCTCTAGCAGGCAGAGGAAATAAAATACCCAGAGGATCTGGATACTTAGGTTCAGTAAAGGAAATGAAAAAATCTTTAGAAGATCTATTTAATAAAAGCTAAGAGCTACAACCCTTCTGAACTCTGACATAGTTATTCTACTGAGTTTATGAGGATCTGTCAAGCTTTGACAATATTGAGATAGGATGGTATACTTAATATTATGATAATGTAAGATAAACCGTGGCATACACAGTAATGGCAAAACGAAAGCAAACTGAATACTACGTAAACAACAAGGAATTCCTTGCTGCCATTACTGAGTATCGCGATAAAGTTATTAGAGCAAAGGAACAAGATAAACCACGACCGCGTGTCACTAATTATATTGGTGAGTGTTTCCTTAAGATCGCTACACATCTATCATATAAACCAAACTTTGTCAACTACATGTTCCGTGAGGACATGATCTGTGATGGTATTGAGAACTGCCTACAGTATATTGACAACTTCAATCCAGAGAAATCTCAGAACCCGTTTGCTTACTTCACACAAATTATCTACTACGCTTTCTTACGTCGTATTCAGAAAGAGAAAAAGCAACTAGAGATTAAAAGTAAAATTTTAGAACGATCGGGACATGATGAAGTCATGCATACTGATTCGTATGATGGTACAATGTCTGGTATGAACGCTTCTTACTCAGACATGGGTAGTATCAAAGAAAACATTGAGACAAGAATGAACCGATGAATTATGAATGGTATGAAACACCCTATGGAAAGTTTAGAGTTGAGAAGAGACGGTTTGGAACGTGGTCTAGCTTTGGTGAGGATGGCGAGAGCATCATCACAGGCGGTACGAGGGAATCTGTCATGGAAGGAACGCCATTCCACTTGGAAGGTGTCGCTACTAACTGGGCGAACAGCACAGACTCAGCACGATATGATGGGACAGTGAGCGGTAAGTTATGAAGATTGCTTTAATTACTGATCAACATTTAGATGGACGTAAAGGTTCTTTAGCGTTCTGGAACTACTGGCAACAATTCTATGATAATATCTTTTTCCCAACTCTTGAAAAAGAAGGTATCGATACTGTCATTGATCTTGGCGACACATTTGATAATCGAAAGTCTGTGGACTTTAATACTTATCACCGTGTGCGTGAAAATTACTTTGAGAAACTAGCAAAGTATAACGTTCATATGTTGCTTGGTAATCACTGCACTTACTACAAAAACACTAATCGTATTAACTCACCAGAACTTCTACTAGAAAAGTATGACAACATCACAATCTATTCTGAACCTAAGCATCTAAAACTTGGGAACAAAAAGTTCTTGATGTTGCCATGGATTAATAAAGAGAACTTGGAACAAGTAACTAAATTACTAGAAACTAGTGAAGCAGATATTTGCTGTGGTCATCTAGAACTATCTGGATTTGAGATTACTCCAGGCATGAAGATGGATCATGGTATGGATGCTGGTTTATTTCATCGCTTCAAACGTGTGTGGTCTGGACACTATCACCATAAATCTAAAAAGGGTAACGTCCAGTACCTAGGCAATCCTTATCAGATGTATTGGAATGATTATAAAGACTCTCGCGGATTCCATATCTACGATACTGAAAGTGATAGACTTAAGTTTGTCGCAAATCCCTACGAGATCTTTGACAAAATCTTCTATGACGATTCCAGTATGGACTACAACAAACAAGATGTGTCTAGTTATAAAGACAAGTTCATCAAGATCGTCGTCAACGAAAAACGAGACTACCAAATGTTTGAAACATTGGTTGATCGTCTTTACAACGTAGGTGTCCATGATGTAAAAATTGTAGAGACATTAGTTGATATAGAAGATCAAGTAGATCTTGAGGTTTCTACTAAAGATACTCTTACACTTCTTAATGAGTATATTGATGAAGTAGAAATGACCGTAGACAAATCTGATCTCAAGAGTTTGATGAGATCTCTATATATTGAGAGTTGTAATGTTGCCTGATGTTTATTGTAACTTTAGAAGATCAACCTGATGGTGTGTACTCTGTCTTTGATGATGACGAGGATAGAGTAATTCCTATATTTCAGGAAGAAGAAGATGCTGACAGATATCTGATGATGTTACAGATTGATGAAGATTATCCTCCCATGCAGATCCTAGAGATTGACGACCATGCTATAATTACAGCATGTCAAGACAGGGGACATAAGTTTTCTATCATAACCCCTGATGATTTTTTGATACCCCCTGATGATTCTGAAGAATGATTATTTTTAAAAAGATTCGTTGGAAGAATTTTCTTTCAACGGGTAATGTTTTTAGTGAAGTTGATTTAAGAACATCGAAAACAAATTTGATCATTGGTAGCAATGGCGCAGGTAAGAGTACTATTCTAGATGCTCTTACCTTTTCTTTGTTTGGGAAACCATTTCGTAAGATCAACAAACCGATGCTGGTAAACAGTATCAATGAAAAAAACTGTCTTACTGAAATTGAATTTAGTATTGGTAAGAAAGAATACAAGTTGGTTCGGGGAGTCAAACCAAATGTATTTGAGATCTACTGTAATGGTGAACTGTGGAATCAGGAGAGCTCTTTAGTAGAACAGCAGAAGAACTTTGAGAATAATGTTCTCAAGATGAACTACAAGTCATTCACACAGATTGTGGTGCTTGGTTCTTCTACGTTTGTTCCATTCATGCGTCTGCCTTTGGCACAGCGTCGTGAGATTATTGAAGACATCCTTGACATCCAAGTATTCTCTACGATGAATGTTCTTCTTCGTGATAAAGTTAGAGAGAATAACGAAGACATTAAAACAATTGATTACGAGATACATCTTTTGGCGGAGAAGATTGATCTCCAGAAGAAGTATATGCTTGAACTCGAAAAGAAAACCAAGGAAGAGATTACTCGTAAAGAGAATAAGATTGCTGAATTGTTAGAGGATGAGAATACCCAACACCAAGAAATTGCGCGACTAACTTCTGAAGTTGAAAAACATTCTAAAGAAATGGAAGAGGTGTCTAGCAGCACTTCAAAACTGAAGAAGTTAAACACTTTTCTAATTAAAGTTCAGGGTAAATTAAAAACATGTAAAAAAGAACATGAGTTTTTTGAGAAGAATCATGTGTGCCCTACATGTACTCAGGACTTATCAGAAGAATTTCGTGATGAAAAGTTGGAGTCTGGAAAAACTAAGGTTGATGAAATGCTTGTAGGATACAATGATATCCTTTCTGCTATAGGAGAAGAGGAAGTTAAATTTAATAAATTTACTGAGTTGTCAAGTCAGGTCATGTCTATCAACAACTCCATCAGTCAATCTAATTTCCAGATCACTTCATTCAGAAAAACTATTTCTGATATCGAATCTGAGATCAAAGAACTGGAAGGTAGCAACCCAGACAAGAAAGCAGAGTTTGTAAAACTTGAGGGTCTTGTTAGGAATAAGAAACAATTGGGTGGTACACTCGCAGAGAACCGTAAGGACCGTGATACACTATTAGTGGCATCGCAACTGCTAAAAGACAACGGTATCAAGACTAGGATCATCAAGACCTATCTTCCAGCGATGAACCAACTCATCAATCAGTATCTTCAGAGTATGGACTTTTATGTCAACTTTACCCTAAACGAGAACTTTGAGGAGATAATTAAATCTAGGTATAGGGATGTGTTTTCTTATGATAGTTTCAGCGAAGGAGAGAAATCTCGTATTGATATTGCTCTGTTGCTTACTTGGCGCAGTATTGCTAAACTTAAGAATAGTGTGGATACTAACCTACTTATATTAGATGAGATTTTTGACAGTTCATTGGACCAGCAAGGTGGTATGGATCTAAGTTGGATTCTACGCAACTTTGATGACAACTCAAACATCTATGTTATCAGTCATAGAGAAAACCTTGACGGTAAATTTGAGAGAACTATCACAGCAGAGAAAGAAAAGAACTTCTCTGTGATCCGAGAGACAGTTTCTGAACTGGACTAGGGGTGCCTTCGGGCACCCTTTTTTTGTATATACTAGTAGCATCAACGAAACGAACGTATGTCATCCCAAGAAATCAAAGGAAACCTTGCTCGTCTGCTCGCAACAGAGAACTTGATTGTAGAGCACCGTAAGGTCTCCACAGCATCCTTTGATGTGGATCGCCGTGTGTTGACCCTTCC